ACGACTCAGATCCCGCGTTCGTTTACATCACAAGTCTAGCATACCATGATGAAAACCTCAACGTTGTGATGCGGACTAATCTGGCTCAACCGATTGTGAAAAGAACTACTGACAAGTTTTTGTTTAGACCGCGAATCGACTGGTAATAGACACATTGAGTAATTAAGCTGGTTATACAAGCTGCTTTCTATAACTCGAATAAATGATTAATCAATAATATGAACGAAAACACTCCCGTCATCTTGGGCCTTGACATTTCTACCTCGATCTTGGGATGGTCTCTGTTGGCTCTGGAGGGTAGTGAGTTCTCACTTGGGTATCTACCCCTGGCGAGTTCTGGGGACATATACGATAAGGCCTGGGAGGTCAGAAAGCTACTCCACGAACTTGCCTGGAAGCATAACATTCAGGCGGCCTATGTGGAGGAAGATTTACAACGATTTAGGCGTGGAATGTCTTCTGCCAAAACGATTTCGTTGTTAACACGATTCAATGGAGTCGTGTGTCAGCTGACTTACGAAGAGACTAAGCTCAAGCCCGGACGCATCAATGTTAACGCTGCACGCAAACTGGCCGATGTCAAATATGACAAGAAAGATAAGTCACGAACTACAAAGGAAAAAGTATTTGAGGCTGTTCGAGGACTAATCGAATATGACTGGCCGACACGGGTCGTGACACGCGGCAAGCGAAAGGGTGAGACAGAGTTTGAGAAGGGCTGCTATGATATGTGCGATGCTTGGGTAATCGCACGGGCCGGCAAGATTCTGTATTTGGAGTAGCGGGAAGAGTAAGATTCGTGCGATGATCAATCGTAAGGACAAAATTGCGTTCCTTCGGCGTGTTTTTGGCAGCTTATCGTTAGCCAGTGATGGCGTCAATGTCGCAGTAATGTGCCCGAATCCGTCTTGTAATAGTCGGAAGAAAGGGATGCGCAAGCTATCAATTCAGATTCAGACGGATCAGGCACATTGCTGGGTTTGTGGTCTGAAGACTCGTAACTCTTTGGTGCCCATCCTGCGCAAAGTTGGTACTAGAGCAGACGTCCAGGAATATGCTCGACGATTCGCCCCGAAAAATACAAAGCTCTTCGGTATTGACGAAGAAATTCCCGAAAGTGAGCAAGTTAGAATTGCGGGGAATTTTCAGCTTTTGGGCATGCACTTAGCATCGCGTGATCCGGATATTAAGCGAGTACTCAACTATATGCGACGCCGAGGATATACTGAGACTGATCTTTGGCGCTTTCGTGCCGGTATTTCTGACAATCCACGTTTTGAAGGACGAGTAATCATTCCCTCGTTTGATGCGGATGGCTTTTTGAACACATATGCTGCTCGTGCTGTCAGCAAGTACAAAAAGCCCAATTACCTGATACCAGAAGCTGAAAGGACAGGGATCATCTTTAATGAGCTGGACGTCAACTGGAAGAGTGAACTTACACTAGTTGAGGGTCCATTGGATTTGATGAAGTGTTCGGGCAATGCAACTTGCTTGCAAGGATCAACATTGACAGAAGATCACTTGCTGTTTTGGCGAATCGTAGATGCAAAAACACCAATTGTCCTGGCACTTGATGCAGATGCACAAAAGAAAGCATCAGATATTGCTAATCTTCTAGCATCGTATGATATTGCCGTCCGGATACTTAGTTTAGGATCGTTCCCAGACGTTGGTGAGATGAGTCAACGAGATTTTGTGAAGGCTCGAGATGCTGCAAAGCCGTTCTCAAGCTCAGAGCATCTAAAAATGCGAATTGCAGCATGGGCCTCTTCTAACTCTTTATCGTAATCAGATTTGTTAGGAAAATACACTGATATCGCGAGAAGGTATTCTTCTTACATGAATAGCGCATTTAGCGAATCGGAGCGTTAATGGGAACACGTATCATACACTTGGCCGATGTGCATTGGCGAGGCTTATCGAGACATAGTGAGTATCGAGACGCATTTGAAAAATTCTTTGAGAAAGCTCGAGATCTCAATCCCGATTTAATTTACATTGGTGGCGACATCTTCCACAGCAAGACGCAGGGAATTTCGCCTGAATTGATTGATTGTCTGATTTGGTGGTTTCGAGGTTTAGCTGAGATTGCACCCACACACGTTATCCTCGGAAATCATGACGGTATCATGACAAATCTAGATAGGCAGGATGCTATCTCGCCTGTCATTAGTGCTCTCAATGATTCTCGAATTCATCTGTACAAGAAGAGTGGCTGTTATTCTACCGGGATTCCCGGATTTAATTGGTGTGTATTTTCATGCTTTGATGAAAAGAGCTGGCCCAGAGTTCAGCCCGTAGAGGGAGAGATTAATATCGCTGTCTATCACGGCGCAGTATGGGGAAGCAAAACAGACATCGATTGGAAAATTGAAGGCGAAGTTGACGTCGATTTTTTCAAGAAGTATGATTTCGGCATGTTGGGTGATATCCACAGATGCCAATTTTTAACGAATGATAAGCGCATCGCATACTGCGGCAGCTCTATTCAACAAAACTATGGTGAATCGACTGGAAAGGGATTCTTGCTATGGGATATCACAAGTCGCGACGACTTTGATGTCACATTCCATGAGATCTTACACAGTAAGCCGTTTATTACGATTGATTGGGCGGGCTCAGTTTCCGAGACGATGCTTGAGGCTCAAAAGCATACAAAGGGCTCTCGATTCCGGGTTAGAACAAAGGAGCCCATTCCGCAAGCTGAGATTACCCAAATCAAAAATGAGTTGGACATCTCATCAGGTGCAGCAGAAGTAGTATTTCAAGACAAGTTTGTTCCACAAACTAGCACAATTGAAGTGCTCGATGAAAGTCTCCAGAAATCAGATCTACGTGATCCAGAAACACTCGTACGTCTACTCCAGGAGTATCTCAAGAATACCAAGCTGGATGATGAAGATTGGGAGCTTATTGAGGAGATCGTTCGAAAGAATGTTAGTGTGATTGCACGTAGCGATGTCCTCCAGCGGTGTCGTAAGTGGTCGGTCAAGAAAATGACTTTTTCGAATACGTTTGGCTATGGTGCAAACAACTTGATTAACTTTGAAAATCTTGATGGAATCACGGGAATTTTAGGACGAAATCGTCGTGGTAAGTCATCAATCATTGGAACTCTGATGCTTTGTATTTTCAATACAACAGATCGAGGCCCCATTAAGAATATTCATGTAATCAATACGAGAAAATCATATTGTCGAGCAACTGTTGATTTGGCAGTAGGCGAAGAGGTCATTCGAATCGATCGGCAATCGGTTAGACGCAAAAACAAGGCTGGCGAAGAGAACGCACTTACGCATCTCAATCTTTGGCGCCTCGATGAAGACGGAGAAGAGATTGAGGATCTGAGTGCCGAACAACGTCGACGCACTGAAAAGCTTATTCGTAAGCGGGTGGGAACAGCCGAAGATTTCTTACTAACATCTTTGGCGACGCAAGGAGAGATGAATACCTTCATCAAAGAGCGTGCAACGGCTCGAAAAGCATATTTGACTAAATTCCTGGGCCTTGATGTCTTTGATCAGATGCTTGACCTACTCAAAGAAGCCTCGTCTGATCTGAAAGCCAAGATTAAAACAGCGCCTGATCGTGATTGGGATGCGCTGATTGATGATATGATTGTCGAGAAGCGTCGCCTTCAAGAAGAATCTCGAAAGATCAGTGCAGAATTAGCCGAAATGCATGCTGCCCTTCAAGAAAAGAAGATTGAGTTATCGGGTTTTTCAAATGTGGAAGTTGTAACACCAGCAGATGTCGAGAAGCAGGAGGGAGTACTCAGCAATCTTGAGAGCAGCAGGGTGAATACTGAGTACAAAATCACCGAGCTGCAGGAGAGCACAGTACAGATACAGGATAAATTAACGCAAATTGATAGCTTTTTGGAGAATTCAGACTCCACACAAATTCGAGAAAGTCTGGCACAAATTCGAGAAATCGATAGCAGCTTGAGAGATTTGCACCATGAGCATGAAAATGAGCTAGCACGCCTTAAGCGTCATGAAAAATCAGTTAAAATTTTGACACAAGTGCCATGTGGTGATCAGTATCCAAAATGCAAGTTTATCAGCAATTCCCACGAAGCTCGTGATAAGATCGAAGATCAAGTGAAGCGAGTCGAGGAGCTCCTTCATCAGATTGACGCTTCTGCATTGTCCCTGTCACGTCTCGACAAAGATGCACTTTCAAAGCAACTTAAGAAGATTAATTCGTCAGTGGATAAGAGCGCTAATCTTCGTTTGATGTTGTCGAAGAAAATGGCATCACTTGCAGGTGAGCAGACAGTACTTTCACAGCTAGGTACAAAAATTCAAAATGCTGAGGCGGTGCTTTCTGATCTCCAGAAAAACGTCGTTGATACAGATGACAATGATGCGCTTTCTGATCTTAAGCGAGCAATCAACAAGCTCACACAGGACATCTCAACGAAAGATGCTACTCGAATTTCTACTGCCAGTCGAATTGGTCGTCTTGAGGGCGATGTCGATGCACTTCGACGTGAGCGTGATCAGTACAAGGAACTCCGGCAAAAATGGCGTGTATATGATCATCTCCTGCGAGCAATGTCCAAACGTGGCATTCCGCTACAAATTATTCAGACACAGCTGCCCGTCATTAATGCTGAAATTGCGAAGATCCTGAGTGGCGTTAGTACATTTACTGTTGAGCTGGTTGCAGATCCCGATTCCAATGCTATGGACGTTTTTATTGACTACGGTGACAGTCGACGTATTATTGAAATGGCTTCGGGCATGGAGAAGATGTTTGCATCACTAGCAATTCGTGTGGCACTGATTAATGTCTCTTCACTACCCAAGACAGACATGCTCATAATTGATGAAGGCTTTGGCAATCTTGATGATGTGAATGTGGAAGCCTGTAATCGTCTGCTGGTATCACTTAAAAAGTGGTTTCGTCGCATTTTGATTATCACGCATGTAGACGCAGTAAAAGATGTCGTTGATAACGTGATTGACATCACGTGGAATGGCAAGGACGCCCAGATCATTTACGAATAGTAGCGCCTGCTTAAGATTGCCTCTTTAGGAGGTCGATCTGTCGAGCGCTTGGCGGTCCATTAGTCGAAATAGGGTCGTGTCTTTGCACGAGTCGGGATTTGATGTTATTGTACCAGCATCAAGCCGAGATCGTGCCCCATTAGACTGCCCAGTTTGTAAGCTCTTGATGCGTGATGCTGACGATTCACGCGCTTTTCGAGAATTTAGCTGTTGCTCGTGGTGTTCTACCCGTTGGGCTGAACCTTGTCGAGATGATTGGCAAAGTGGCTGGCGCCCAGACAAAAGTGAGATCGAACGAGAAGTTAATCGTCGCCAATCCAATCAGATTAGATTACCGATTAGATAAGACGATACTTATAACACAGGTAGCAAGGAGAAATTCGATGCTTTCAGCTGAAGAAGTAAACGCCTTCGGGAATATCACTAACACTACATGGGGCAAAGCCTCAACTACAACTGTACCCACTATTTCACTCAAATGTTCTTTGGTAGGCGAATCAGGAATGACGATTGCGTATCAGTCAGTTGTCGTTTTTGCGTCAGATCAGGCAATGAGTCAGCAGATCCCCAAGATGGAGAATGAAGCAATTCAGGCCACTGACGTGTATCTCAAAGAGATTAAACGAGAGTTTCGTGAGGAAACAGGGCGTCGACTAAAGGTCAAGGTCAAGTCCACGCAACCATCAGTTGAGATTGTCAATCTTCAGCCCCATATTTCTCCCAAGCGAACTGCTCTATACCGACACGTTACAGTATTTGAGATCGATTAATGTCAGCGGTTAATCGTCGCCAAGTTCAGGAGATCATCAAGTGCGGAAAAAATCCCTCGCATTTTTTCAACGCATATTGTAAGATCCAACACCCAATGAGGGGCCTGATTCCATTTGCGACGTTTCCATTTCAGGATGATTGCATTCAGGATTTTCTGGCACACAGACTCAACGTCATTCTAAAGGCTCGACAGTTAGGTATTTCGACGCTTGTTGCAGCTTATTTGACGTGGCTGGCGCTTTTCCACAAGGACCAGAATTTGCTGGTCATTGCTACGAAGCAAAAGGTTGCACAGAATATCATCAAAAAAGTTCGTGTTATCTTGAATGGTTTGCCGCAATGGCTAATTCTTCCCAAGATCACAGGAATGAATAAGCAGGCGATTGAATTTAGCAACGGCTCGAGAATTGAAGCGATCCCGACATCGGAAGATGCTGGCCGAAGTGAAGCAATTACTTTGCTGGTCATTGATGAGGCAGCATTCATTCGCAATTTTGATGACTTGTGGACGGGCTTGTATCCGACTTTATCAACTGGCGGACGTGCAATCATTTTATCGACACCCAAGGGCGTCGGAGGACAGTATCACAAGTTGTACACGAATGCTGAGGCTGGCTTAAATGAGTTCAATCCTGTCAAACTTATGTGGGACGTGCATCCAGAGCGTGATCAAAATTGGTTTGATAATGAAACTCGAAACATGTCTAAGCGAAAGATTGCGCAGGAGTATTTGTGTGACTTCTTGGCTTCAGGCGAAACACTACTTGATGTAAATGACATTGATTGGGTAGGCTCTCTAGTTAGACCGCCACTCCTTAAGTTCGGCCCTGATCGTAATGGTTGGGAGTGGTCGGTTCCGCTAAGTGAGCACAAATATGTGATTTCAGCTGATGTTGCTAGAGGTGACGCTAAGGACTTTTCCACATTCCACGTCTTTGATATGATGGCAGGAGAAGTTTCAGCAGAATACAAGGGAAAAATTCGGCCTGATGCTTTCGCAGATCTTTTGCTGGAGACGGGCAGGCGCTATAATAATGCGATGATCGTGCCCGAGAATAACTCTTACGGTTATCATGTGTGCAGCAAGCTCAAGGATAGCGGTTACACAAAGCTGTACTACCACAATGATAAGAAGTCCACATATTTGGGCGATTACATTCCGCCCTTAGACATAAGTAGGGCAGGCTTCCCGACCTCAGTCAAGACTCGTCCAATTATTCTGGCTAAACTCGAGGAGCTGATTCGCAACAAAGCAATTCAGATTTACTCAAGTCGCTTTTATAATGAACTCAAACAATTCGTTTGGGCAAATGGTAAGGCGCAGGCCCAATCAGGTGCCAATGATGACCTTGTAATGTCATTCGCAATTGGTTCGTGGTTTTTTGACGGAACAGATGATTACGGGAGACATGCTACCCAGCTGAATAGTGCAATGCTGGCCGCCATGGGTGCAGATTCTAAGGAGTACAAGACTGCACCTCTTCGTGGCGCAGGAAAACATCCATGGGATAATTTTTTACCTGTTCACCCCAATGATATCCTTGCGAATCCGGGAAGTGAAAAGGTTCGTTTGAAAAATGCACGTCGCGTATCGTCAGATCTAAAGTGGCTGCTATGAGCACACAATGCAGTTTTTGCAAGAAACAGTTCGTCAGGAATTACTGAATCGAGGGTTGGATCCTGACAAGATCAATGTCATCATTGATGAGGATTCACAAGTTGCAACTTTTTTGTTGTATAACTTATCTGGTCAAATCGTGGGCTATCAAACATATCGACCTGGAAAGCCAAAGATTGGCCAGGGCACCTCTCCTGACATGGCAAAGTACTTCACACACGTTTCAAGCAGCGGTCGAAATAAGAAAATTGCTGTCTGGGGTGTCGAATATATCCGACCTGATGATGTGTGTCTATATGTTGTTGAAGGTATTTTCGATGCCATCAAGCTAGTAAATGCAGGAAAATCAGCAATTGCTATCTTGACGAGAAATCCTAAGTTTGTTAGGGATTGGTTCAAAATTCTGAATATGCGAATCGTGGGAATATTGGACAATGATGAAGCGTCACGCTCAGATGTCAAGCATGGTCTATGGGAATATGTAGATGAGGTACATTTTACACCTGATCCCTACGGAGACTTGGGTGATATGCCGCAACAAGAAGTTGATGAATTTTTGAACAGGATCGAAAATGGCTCGTAAAAACGACAATCTGTTCCAGCGCTTAACACACCTTTTTAGAAGTGGCCCTGTTGTTAAGCGCAAGATCAAGGCATACAAACAAGGAAATGCCTCAACGGCTAATGATGTCTTCAAAAAGACACTTAGTCATGTTTACTCAACAGCAATGTCTGCATACGGCACATATGACCGTATGGCTCGATATAGCGACTACTCAGAAATGGAGTACACTCCTGAGATTGCATCAGCTCTTGACATTTTTTCTGAAGAAGCTGCCAGTGCAGATGAAAGAGGGCAGACACTTCATGTCTATTCAGAGAATCGTCAAATCAAGCAGATTTTGAGTGATTTGTTTTATGACACACTCAATGTTGAATTCAACTTAACACCTTGGGTTCGTGATTTAGTCAAGTACGGTGACGTGTTTTTGTTCAATGACGTTAGCACTCAATATGGCGTGCAGAATGTTTTTACAGTTCCTGTAAACGAGATTGAGCGTGAGGAGGGCTTTGATCCTGGTGATCCACTAGCTGTGCGCTTTCGATGGGTAACACAAGGCAATCAGGTGCTAGAGAACTGGCAGATTACTCATATGCGCTTGTTAGGCAATGATGCATTCTTGCCGTATGGTTCATCCGTGCTTGAAAGTGCACGTCGCATTTGGCGCCAGCTCATCCTTATTGAAGACGCAATGTTGGTTTATCGAGTAGTTCGCTCTCCTGAGCGTCGTGTCTTCTACATTGATGTTGGAAATGTTCCGCCTGAGGATGTTGCAGGCTACATGGAACAGGCAAAATCAATTTTGCGCTCGAATCAAGTTGTTGATCAGAGCACAGGACGCGTTGACTTACGCTATAACCCACTTAGCGTAGACGAAGACTATTTCATCCCTATTCGTGGTGCCGAAACTGGTACCAAGATCGACACACTGGCAGGCGGTACAAATGTCACAGCCATTGAAGACGTCGAGTATATTCAAAAGAAACTTTTCTCTGCATTGAATGTGCCCAAGGCTTACTTGGGCTACGATGAAGCACTATCAAGTAAGGCGACATTATCTCAGGAAGACATTCGCTTCTCTCGCAAGATTCACCGCATTCAGAAGGTTGTCTTGTCTGAACTGAATAAGCTCGCTATCATTCATCTTTATTGTCATGGCTATGAAGGTGAAGACTTG